AATCTTTTGGAGGGCGGTCATATAACCTGTCATCTCGACCTTTTGTTATTGCTTTTTCTAATTTACTTATTCTGTCTTTTAATTTAGCTTGTAATTCTTTTTCATTTGGATACATCTCCATAGCACGTCTTAACACTTTTATCATGGCAAGAGCATTGTCTACTTGTTCTGATGGTATTGCTTCCATTATTTGCTTTTTATTAGTCATAATAACTCCCGTCTACTCCATACTTGCTGAGCCAAGAATCTATGTCTGGTATCACTGCTCTATTTAATCTAAGGACACTCGGAGCAGTGCTTCCTTTTGGTCGATTTGGATTTGGTTCTGGAATTCCCATTTTTGCTCTTGCGTCTGGGTCAGTAACTCCTTTTTTTGCTTGTTTTTCTCTTTCAGCATCTATTGCATCTAAATCTCTTGGTTTACCAATACTATCTGGTCTTGGAGGAGGTACTTTAGATTTTTGTACTGCACCTGATCCAATTTTATCTAGAGCGGCTTTTGTATTTGGTCCTACAATACCATCAACTTTTAGTCCATTCTTTTTTTGGAAATCCATCACAGCTTTTTCTGTATTAGGTCCAAAAATACCATCAGCGGCAATTCCTAATTTTGTTTGAATTTCTTTAACATCTGCACCCTTACTACCTTTACGCACTAAATTACTTGCACCTGCTTGTCCTGGCTTAGTTCCTGATACTTGCCCTGCTATATTCTTAGGAGCATTTGTAAAATTTTGTCCTGCACTATATGGAATTTTTTGTCCGTTTTTGTAAATGCCTTTAATTGTAGCTGGATTCCATTTTCCAAAAAATCCTTCTCCAGAAGGGTTTCCATTCCATCTTACTATTTCTCTACCACCACCTTTTTCTTTTGGTTTTTGAAAATATAGATTGTTATCTGTATGATGCATAATTAAATTTATTCCCATTGGTCCACCATAGTGTGTAGGAATAAATTTTGTTGGCGGTGCTTCGCTTATAATTGATTCGCCTTTCATATGTGCTCTTAATTGAGGCGGAACTTTGCTGAGATCTTTTTTCTTTTTATCGCCATTGTCTTTTTTTGCATCGTTGGCGGCTTGTTTCATTGGCTCTTTTTTATTGCCATCTTTGTCTATATCTAAAAAATCAGGTTTGGCTTTTTTTTCTGTAATCTCTTTAAGTTTCATATTATGCTCCTGCTATTGGGCTTTTTGTATTTTCAACATCACCAATGTCTTTACTTTCACCTGTAGGAGCTTCATCTATTGGATCTATGTCACGTTCTTTTCGTGCAGTTTCTAGCTCTTTTAGTAAGTCCATTACTCTATTTGGGCCAGCATCTTGTTGAGCTGATTCTCCGCCCATGTCTTCTTGAGTTAATTTTGCTGTGTATTCATCGGAAGTTTTTTCTTGTTGATAAAGTTCTTGAGGTTCATTGGGATTACGCACAATTATATGGCTTTGTGGTACATCACAACATGATCCTATGTACTCCTGTAGCACTTGTATTGTTGTTGGATATGTGCAAGTAGCCTCATAGTAATGTACTTCAATGTTTTCAAGCTGTGGAAAATCTAATGGACGTTCCTGTATAGGTGTTTTTTTACCTGCTGAAATACCAGTGCAACCAAATTTTTGCAAGCACCTTTCTAACATATCTTCACAGTTTTCTGGTAAATCACCAGCTATTCCAATTTTAAATTCATATGTCTTTTTAGACTCAATTAAATAATCAGCAAATTTCTTCATTATAACATCCTAATTTAATGTATAGTATTATTTATCTTTATCAAGGCCTTTTAGTCTTTCTAATAGACTATTTCTATCAGTAACAACGTAACCTTCTCCGTTTACAATGCCTTCAACGCTTCCGCCATCTTTATCTAGTTTTTCTTTTTTAAGTTGCAAATCTATCATTTTTAATTTTTTATCTAGCTTTGCAACTTTAGCATCTAATGTTGTTTTCAACATAGTGCCAGCAACTTCAAAAACTCTTCCGCTATATCTACTTTCAACGTTCATTCCAAGATCCATTAAATCATCATATGCTTGCATTGCTTTTCCTGCTACTTCATTTAGTTCATCATCTGCCATTTGTCCAAGGCCTTTAACTGCTGGCAAGGCACTAGCAATTTTATCAAATTCTGCTATATCACGAAAAGTTTCGTTTTGATCTGTAATTGCTGTTTTTGCTTTTGCAGAAGATTTTTGTGATGGTTTATCATCAGCAATATTTAATAAGTCTTCTAGTTTTTTAGTCATAAGAGTTATCCATTATATACTAGTATTATTTATCTAGGTTTGCCTTGATGGAAAATATCTCCTTCATTTATAACTCTAAAATATATACCTTTTTGTTTACTATAAGCACGAGCCGCGGCCCATTTAGCCTGATTTAAAACATAGTGAGCTTTGTTAGCATTGCTTGCACCTAGTTTTTTTGAATAAGTTTGGTTTGCTGGCTTAACTTCAATAAGTTCAACTTTTGTGGAACCTTTTTTATCATTATAAACAATAAAAAAATCTGGAACATATATTGTATATTTTCCAGTAAAAGGATTTCTATAAGGAATCTTTACAGACTCACTTGCCCATTTTGCTATATTAGGATTATTATCACACATTCTCATAAATGCCCATTCCCAACTGCTTCTATAAGTCGGTGTTCTTCCACCTATGTATTTGTCAGGGTTTTTTAGAGAATACTTTCCTTGAGCAAAACGTGCCATTATAGTAAAATATTTCTTTGCTCTTTACTAGGAGTCGAAGGATCTATTTTATAACCTAGTTGGCTAGATGCACTTCTGTTTACATTTAAAATAGTCGTTACTAATTTGCTTAACTGCACTTCATTCAACCCTTTTAAAGTATCTAGAATAGCATACACAGGTGTTCCTTCTACTTTTGCTTGTTGTAATACAGCTACGCTAGTAGAAATTGCACTAGATTTATCAAATCCTCTTTTTTCAAAAAAACCAACACAACTATCTACTTCGTTAGAAGTAAAATTTACTTGCTTAGAAAAATACTTGTTATAAAACTCTTTGACTTCGCCTGCACTATCTATATTTGCTAATGTATTTGTAACATCTGTCATTGTGCGTTCCTTATGTTATCAAAATTATTAATTGCTAATGTTCCAAAAGCATCTTTTTGTGCTCTACTTAACGCATTCCATGATTCTTTTCTATCATTTAAATTTCCTGATTGTTGTGTGTTAAAATATGCATTTTTAAATGCAAAATCGTCTCTTGCTTGTTGATTTGATGATAGAAAATTTAATGCATCTTCTCTTGGTAAATTAAAAATAGTATTATTATTATCTTGAACTGTATTTGTTTGTATTATTGCTTGCGTGTTTGCTGGTTGTGGAAAAAAGTTATTTGTTAAACCGTTTAGTGCTATTGTTGATACTGCTAATAGAGCTCCATCAAGAATATTATTTTTTTCTGCTTGTAATGCTTGATCTGAATAATTTTCAATATTTTGTAATGTATTATATCCAGTCAATATTGTTTGCAAATCAATATTTTGATCTTCTATATCTTTAAACACAGAAGTTATTCCGCTTAATATTCCACCATCGCCGAATATATTTGATATGCCTCCACCTTCAACAGATAGTGGACTAGGAGTGACATCATAATGTGCAGGATCTGCAAAACCAGCTGGATTGTCTTCTGTTGTTAATCCTCTACCATACATTACAGATTCATATTCTAATTGCATTTGATTTTCTGTAAATGTGCTTGCACCTTGTTCTAAATTATCATGTCTTAAACTTGTTATTAATGGATTTATAAGGGTGAAACTAGTGTAATTGCTTACTCCACTATTTCCATGTAACTGATTAATAGTTATTGAATTAAAAAACGGAGCAGATGGTCTAGTTTTATCTAATCCATATCTAAAACTATTACGTAAATCTGATCCATAAGTATTATCTGGATCATTTATAAAAGGTAATGGTACTGTTGTATCAGGTTGTCCAATAGCATTTTTTCTAGCATAATTTGGATCTTGATAATAATATCTAAAATATGTTTCCCATAGTAATGTAGTCAATCCAGCATTATCGTCATGAAACACTACTGATATAGGATCATACCTTAATCTTGTTTGTATTAATTTTTTTCTATTATATTGATTTTTAACGTCAGTATCAATACTGTAACCAGGCATATCAATACTTCTAACCAGTAAGTTTACTTCTTTTTTATTTAACAGTTGTCCAGCTGACTTTCCTAATGATGCTAATGCAACAGCATTGATATCAAATACAACATGATATAAAAATTTATGTTTTGGTGTTAAACGTAAATTATTTCTTACATACAATGCACTCGCATGGGCATAGTCACCTAAATTTCCTTTAGGATTTCCTAAAGCACTTGAAAAGTTATCAAAAAAACCGGATAGTTTACTCATATAGTATTTATCACTTGATTTATATGCGTATAAAACAACGAAAGGAGCCATTGGCTCCTTTCATAGCAATCTCTAATTTGTTTTATTAAGTTCCGCCACCTGTTGCGGCTACGCTTACATTTCTTGCAACAGTTGCACCAACACCATTTCCAATTGGTGTTTGTACAGCGTTATCATACATTATTGTAAGTGCGACTGTAACAGGATCACTGTTAGCATATGCTACTGCACCATAATCTACTGAAGTTAAATATGCTCCATATATTTCCCAGGTTTCTAAAACGTTTGGTGCGTTAACACCGTTACCACCGTCTAGTATTTCTAGTCTTTGTAAAAATTTGTAATCAATACCTGATGCGGCACTTGCTTGTTCGAAGAAGTCAAATTGCTTCTGTAATTGTTCACCCACTAATTTTGAAACATTTCCGTTTACATCATCACGTAAATTTACAGTTATTTCATTCCAAGTATGCTTTCCTGCAATGTTAACTTTACTACCATAAACGTGCAATTCTTGATTATCAAAAGATACAGTTGGTCTTGAAGCATCAATTACTTGTTTTGTTAATTCTTGTGTTTCATTAGATACACCAAAATTTTCTAATGTTATTCTAAAACGATATTGTAGCTTAGGCATAAGCAAGCCTTGATTGCTTGCACTTGTGTCGTTAGCTAAAGGTACCGTAATATTTGTTAGTGTTGAGATTGCCATATTTGTACTCCTATTTACAAGTATTTATCACATTTAAGTAGTATTTCATAAACACCCTACTTTATGATCCTAAGCTTGCTATCTCTCCTGTATTTTTCAATCTTAGTGGAATGTAGATGAATTCTACAGCTTTTACTGGTTCCACAGCAATATCAACATATAGTTCGTTCCTGTCAATTCTTGCTGGTGTATTATTAGTTTCATCACACACTACTAAGAAGTCATATAATGCTCTAAGTCCTACTAGTTCTATCATTAAACTTTCTGTTGCTTGTTTAATTTCGTCTCTAGTAATTTTATCATTTGGCTCAAACAAGTAAGGTTTGGCAAGTTGATTTAATTGACTACGTAGATATACTGTAAGTCTAGCTACATTAATCCTATCTAATGAACTTGCATTAGCCGCTCTTGTTTTTTGCCCAAATACAACTAATCCGGCACCTGTTAAGAATGTTATTGGATTTACGTTATTGGCGTAAAGTGTATCACGCTGTCCTTCGTTAAGTGCGATGCTTACAAATTCGCCTTCGCTGTTTATAAATCCTGTTGCAGTTGCATTAGTTACACCACCACGTCTTGTACCTGCTGGAGCAAACCAAGGAAATGCTACCTGATCATTTAATGCAATAGTTCTTAAAACCATATGACTTGGAGGTACAACAATATTATTACCTGCATTATCGCTTGTAAATCCGCTTGGATAGTATACACCCAAGTATTCGTTACTAGTTACAAGTCCATCGTCATTATCTTCTGGTGCTAGTGCAACGTTTGTTGCCCAGTTATTCAGTGTTGTTGCATCTGAGGCCAATCTAAATGGTGAATCACCAACAACAAAACAGGTTAGTCCTCTGTCAGCATTTAAGCTGTTCATTTCACCAATTAATTCAGGATATCCTGGAGTTGCGATTAAGTTGAATATTCTTGATTCATCATCTCTAATATCAGCATTACTATTAACCATTGCTTGTAATGCTTGAACAACAACTTTACGCTGTGATTGTCTACCAAATGATCCAGAACCGTCGCTGTTATTTGCTGACTCAGTTACCCAACGATGTGGATAGTAACCTGCCATTGAAGCTCCACCTTGTCTTGTGTTTGTTGCTGTAAGATCAATACTATTTCTAGAAAATTTCTTTACGTTAAATCCGCTTCTGCGTAGATTCCATAAAATCATTCCTTTTGGATATAGTGCTGGATCTGGACAATCAGGATCAACATAATCACTTGTGATCATATCTTCAATAGCTCCTATTGTGTGAACAGTAGCAGAACCTCCTGAAGTTGACCATCGTGCATCTGCAAATAGTACTCCATTTTCTGTTGTTTGATCCGTATTATCAAGAAGCACCCATTTATTTACAGACAATGCTGAGTTGTACTTGTAAATTT